AAACACCGGTAACCAGTCTGCTGCATCAAACACCGGTAATCGTTCTGCTGCATCAAACACCGGTAACTATTCTGCTGCATCAAACACCGGTAACCAGTCTGCTGCATCAAACACCGGTAATCGTTCTGCTGCATCAAACACCGGTAACTATTCTGCTGCATCAAACACCGGTTACCAGTCTGCTGCATCAAACACCGGTAACTATTCTGCTGCATCAAACACCGGTAACTATTCTGCTGCATCAGTTGAGGGTGAACAATCGGTGGCGATTGTCACAGGGTACTACTCGAAAGCAAAAGCGTCTGAAGGTTCGTGGGTGGTTATTACTGAGCGTAACGACGACTATGAAATCATCGACATCAAGACTGCCAAAGCCGGTGTTGATATTGAACCTGATACCTATTACAAACTTGTCAATGGTGAGTTTGTTAAATGCGATAATGAGTAATGGGTACTCGTGAGAATAAAGTTGAAACCTATTTGCGTGATGAAATCAAGAAACTTAATGGTGACACACGTAAATGGATTTCACCTGGTCGTGATGGTGTCCCTGATCAAATCTGTTTCTTACCACACAGTATCTTCTTCGTAGAAGTAAAAACAATGGATGGTAAGTTTCAACCCGGTCAGGAACGTGAACATGGTCGGTTGCGTGACCTTGGTGCTCATGTCTGTACAGTGTGGGGTCACAAAGGTGTTGATGCACTGGTGAATGATTTGAGGTTGTTCAATCGGCCTGTGGAGGAATGCTATGGAAAGTCATAACTTAACACGTGAAGGTGATGAATGGGTTTGCAGTTGCAGTTGTGGTCTGCGTTGGGACACCGATGAAGATGACCCGCATCCGAAGACTGCTGAAGAACACATTGCAAAGATTAAGTACGAGATGAAACATGCAAACTCGTAAACAGTCAGCCACTGAAGCAGTGATGAACATCCTGGTGGGGTACACGATTAACCTGATTGCAAACTTCACCATCTTCCCGTTGTTCGGTTGGGACATCTCACTGCAACAGAACCTTCTCATCGGTGTATTCTATACCGTGATTTCATTCGCACGTAGCTACCTGCTGCGTCGTTTCTATAATTGGTGGCACAACAGATGAAAGAATTATTAACACCACAAATGCTTCACGACTACCAACGTGAATGCGTTATGCACCAGCTTCAGCACGATGATTCAATGCTGTGGCTGCAAATGGGCTTAGGTAAAACACCGATCACTCTGACCACTATCGTTGACCGTATGCGTGCAGGTCAGGTGAAGAAGACTCTGATCTTCGGTCCACTGCGAGTCATACAAGCGGTATGGGCTAGGGAAGCACGCAAGTGGTCACACACTCAGCACCTACGCTTCAGCGTCATACATGGTACGAAAGAGAAACGTGCACGTGCTCTTTTCGCTGATGCTGACATCTACCTGATCAACTACGAAGCAATGAATTGGCTTGCTGAAACACTGGACCATTACTATCTGTCCCAGGGTAAAGACCTACCGTTTGAGATGGTTGTCTATGATGAAGTGTCGAAGCTGAAGAACTCCACTACTCTGCGTATGGCTGGTGGTAAGCGTGACCGTAAAGACGGACGTGGTGAACCGGTGACTATCAAAGTGACAGGGTGGCGTAAAATCCTGAACCACTTCAAGTACCGCACAGGTCTGACCGGTACACCTGCGTCAAACGGTTACCTTGATCTGCATGGTCAGTTCTTATCGGTGGACGGAGGTGAACGACTTGGTGAGTACATCACTCATTACAAAGACAGCTACTTCACCAGTGACTATTCAGGGTGGAACTATTCACCGACTGAATTAGGTAAGCAGTGGATTGAGTTCAAGATCAGCGACATCACAAAGAAGATGGACGCTGCTGATTACCTTGACCTGCCCGACTGTAAAGTGACGAACATGATGGTTGACCTACCTGCCAACGCACGCAAGGCATACGAGGAAGTTGAAAAGAACATGTTCACCCAACTTGATTCAGGTCAAGAAGTGGAAGTGTTCAGTCGCTCATCGGTGTCGAACAAGTGCTTGCAGTTCTGCAATGGGTCACCGTACCTGAGCAGCGAGTCACCAGACTACGAGTCAGTGCATGACGCTAAACTCGACGCACTTGAAGAAGTGTTGGAAGAAGCAGGTGGTGCACCGGTACTGTGTAGCTACACCTTCAAGTCCGATGCTGAACGTATCATGAAGAAGTTCAAAAAGCTGAAGCCGGTCAACCTGACACAGACTAAATCTGCTGACACTGAGCGCATCATCAACGAGTGGAACAGTGGCAAGATCAAGCTGTTAATCGGTCACCCTGCTTCAATGGGTCACGGTGTCGATGGTCTTCAGGACAAAGGATCAATACTGGTGTGGTTCGGTCTGAACTGGTCACTGGAATTGTACGAGCAGATGTGTGGTCGCTTGAATCGTCAGGGTCAGAAGAAGCCGGTGTCAATCATCAGAATCCTATGTAACGATACTGTTGACCTTGCTGTGGCTGATGCTATTGAACGTAAGACAGATGACCAGGAAGGTCTGAAGAATGCGTTGCAGCGATACCGTGATGGTATCACCACAAACGAATTAGAAACGAACTTCTTTTAAGCACCAGGGAACTGCTTGAACAACCATGTGAGAAAGCCACCAACAAAAGCAAACCCACTTAACCATTTAACAAACTTACCTAACACTGACATTGTTTTAACTGTACCGTTTGCAGCGTTCCATGCTAAAACAATGTCACGTGTTGATTCAGTCAATTCTTGTGTTGAACGGGTTAAGTCTTCAATGCTCTTGGTGTTACGTTCTTGAGCTACGATCAGATGCTCCCACCGCTTTTCTTCAGATTCACAATGCTCGTGAAATTCTTCAATGTGATCGTCTAGTTTCTGTTGCAATAGGAGTACCTGAGCATCAGTTGACCTTCTTTCCATATCATCAACCTCTGTTAAACACGTCGACATCGTAAGTCCTTACACCATCATTCCACAACTCTGCTTCAGCAGTTCTTCGACGTGATAAACCCCGAAGCACACGACCACCGGCTTTGTTCCAACGTGACAACTGGTAAGGTACATCGTCCCAGTCACCACTGTTGATCCGTCGTCTTAATGTTGAAGCCTTGAACGCACCACTGCCGAGGTTGTAAACAAAACTCGCCAGTGCTGCACGCTGTTTGTCATTCAGGTACGGTTTGCAGTACATAATCACAGCACGTTCAGCCTTCTCAAGCTCATGGTGTAACCACGCTTCAGCTTGCTGTTTCGTACACTCAGGGTCGTCACCAGTTACACGACGACCATCAGGGTAACGTGTTGTACCGTAGCCTATGGTCCATACGCCAGCAGCACAGCGATAAGGGGTAGATGAATACCCCTCAAAGCGTATGACCAGATCAACCCCTTCTTTAATCATTTTCGTGCAGACCTATATCCGAACAAGAAACCTAACACTGCTTGGATAGCTTCACCGATGAGTGAACCCCACAACAGGTCAACCGCTTGCATGGTGTCGTTAAGAGACTCCACGGTGCTCAACACCGCATACGTGTAGAACGAAGCCATGACAGCAAATAACGTGATGATGATGGTCACAGCGAACGGTCTGAGTGCACCGTTCCATGCGTCCACCCAGGTGATACCAGTACCCTTCAGACTTGCACTGGCAATCTTGGCTTGTGACTCATACGCTACAATGTCAACCTCACGGTCCATCTCAGCAACACGAGTCTCACCTTGCTTTTCAGCAATCTTCAACTGAAGTTCAGTCTGGATTTTAAGCATCTCGACCTCACGACTGTGTTCACGAGATGCGCCCCACTCCTTCAGTAAGTTGGGAACTGTACCGGATACTAAACCGGTGAGTGTCGATATTAGTGCTGTAATCATTATCTGCCACCTATTGTCTTAAATGTGATAACGGTTGGATCGTACAAGTTCCATGCTACACCTGAACCAGAACCAGATCCTTCAGTGAACGCTAAGTCAAAACCTCTCGTTGTCACGTTCGAGTAAGCTACGGATCTGTTGTTAGCACCACTCAGAGCGTTGGCAATAATGGCATACGCACCAGTTGCTAACGGTGTTTCAAATGTGACTGAATATTGACCGACACCGTTGCGAACAATACTGTCAATGTTCTTCTGTACACCAATGGCAACAGGATTACCGTTGAAGTGACCGACTGAAGAAACACCACCGTCAACATCGTTAGCTAGAACATTGGTAATTGAATCAAATACAAGTGAGTCAAGGAATGTGTTAACCGTACCACCTGTATTACGGATCACTAAGTGATGCCAACCTTTTGTCGGTACGTGTATGAATGGTTGGGTAGCCCCTAGTGAGTAGTGAATATTACTTCTATTTTTAAATCCGGTAACTGAAACAGACTTAGCATTATCAGCTCTACTTGCTGACAACCCTAGTGGATAGCTAGACAGATTGACAGGGTTTAACGCCCCTCTGTTAAGTACCAGATCTAAAGTAGCAGTACCGTTGGCGTAGATACTAGGGTAAATCACCAGGTTGTCATCTTCAGCGTAGAAAGGGATGTACACGTTGCGATCACTAACTGTCTGAACCAGTTGAACTGTACTTGGCTCACTCCTCCGCAACCACGGTGTAGAACTTGTCAAGTTAGGCAGGATAGGTAACTGTCCTACAGACTGAATGCGAGAGTGCAGTTCGTTAGCCAGCAACACGCTTCCAGATTTAACGCTGTGGTCACCTTTATACCCACCCATCATCAAAGGTACACCCATCTTATTACCTAAGATTTTCAAACCGTCGTCATTCAGGTGTGTACCATCGTTATAGATGTCACTGTACTGACGGAAAATATCAGACATGGTGTCGATGTATTTTGCGTTTAATAGTTTGGCAACAGACTCCGTTACATCTGAATATGCTTTTGTCAACTTAGCAGAAGCCAAACCAGTACCATCGTAACCAGTCAAAGAGTTGAAAGGGATACAACCCATCAGGATAAGTGCTTTACCACGCAAAATTTCACGAGCACAGAATTTCAATAATAAGGTGTTGAAGTTTTCAGCTTTATACAGACCGTTGGTTGCAACTTGCTCAGGGTTAGCACCGTTGCTTGTCGCAAACAGAGTATCGTTCACACCATACATAACCAGTGATACGTCAGCATCAGAAACAACACGGTGACGAAGATAACCGTTATACATACGGTCACCAGAGAAACCACGGTTATAAACAACTGCTTGGTTTCGCAGAGCGTTATTACTAAGAAGGTTTTGCAAGTAAGACGGATAGTTATTGGTGAACTGCCAGTGTGCGTATGTACTGCCGTCACCGAAGTTGGTTGGTTCACCTATACGATCAACTGCACCAGGGTTATTTGCGTTTGCTTGTGCGTATGTGATTGAATCACCGTAGCAGTCGATTTTTACAACATCTGTTTTACCACGAATTTTACTTTCATATTTTGCATAGTTTTTCGATTCAAGAACAGGTAAAACATCCCAGTCATCGAATACCAACATACCGCCACTGTTAACTAAAACATGAACTTCATCATCAAAAGTCATTTCAGTAACTGTTTGACCACTGATCAAGTTTCTGTCTGATTGGAACTTATAGCTGTAACCACCCAGGTCAGCAATACGAACAGTGTCACCGTCAGAATATGAAAGTGTTTTGGCTTGTGCTTTTGTAAGCCCCGATAATCGATTGAAATCTGCTACAGATGTGACCGGTAGATTGTTAACGATATAAATGAAACCTGATGTCAGATACACGTTACCGACAGCGTGCTTCGTGTAAGCAATCATGTTAGCAACAGTGTCAAACTTCAACGGTGAAAGAGTGCTGAGTGCGTTCTCGTTAATATGTTTGATACCACCAAGGGTAGCACCGTCACCCATGTGAATGCTGTTATCGGTGGTATTGAACCACAGTTCAGCTATTGCAGGAACACCAGCCATAATTTCAGCATTAGTACCTCTGCGATGTTTTACTTGCGTAGCCATTATGCAACACTCCCGTAGTCTAATTCGTCACCGACCGCACTCGTAACAAGCCCGTAGTCAATGAATTGTTGAGGGTCAAACCCTGGTATTGATTCAATTCTATCATCAACCACTTCAACCAATTGGTACTGTGGCATGTAATGTGTGGGGTCTGTAGCTGCTGGTCCAGCCAACGGTGCTGTCATTGTGTCACCGTTGACGTTCACATACTCAGCGTCAGTATCAAAGTTTTCTAATCCAGATTCGTCAGCGTTCCATCGTAGCACTTTGCCACTGTCAGGGTCTTCTAGTGTTAACGGTAGTGGTCCACTGTATGAATCTGATAATGTGAATGTTCGACTTATTTTATCCAGAATCTGTTGGATTAAAAACGTCAGCTTATCCATTGCATTTTCATGAAGGTCAGGGAAAAACGCACCCTGAGATGTGAATGCAGTTAACTGAGTTTCATCGTAGTTAGAACGAATATACCACTCGTAGTTAGTAGGTAAAGCACCTGCGACACGTGTGATTGTACCACCGCTATCATTCCCCACAGAGTTGACTGTGTAATCAGTGTCAACAACCAGTTCAGTTTGCACACCGGTGTCATCAGTTTCATACACACTCAGTTCAGTCTTATCATTGACCTTGAACCCATAACTGAACGTGTCAGCAATGCCGTTACCGGTATACGGTCCTGATGTGATTTTTTTAGTGTTTACTGTCATGTTGACAACTCCCAATTATTTAGTTAAGCATATCATTACTTGCGTTCAGGACCAAATAGCAACTGGTGCATAGTCAGTTCTTCACCTTCTGCAACAACATCATACAAGTGTTCACCTGTCGCCCACGCTTGTGCTGTACCTGGTACACCGAGTGCTGCACCGACAAACTTAGTTGCACCTTTAGCTTGTCCTTTTGTGATTTCCTCATCAGTGAAACCTGCTTCAACCAGTTGCGGAATAGTACGAGTACCCTGTTCAATAATAGATTGCATCGGTGAAATGTTGTACCCGAAGTCACCTGTCACAGCGTTAGCAATGTCACGAACAAACGGTACTGACTGAACAGGGTACATTGCAACTGCTGTCAGCATTCGTTGCAACTTCTCTTCTTCAGTCTCATCTTCCTTGTCAAACTCACCACGCATCATCATCTCGAACAGTACAGGTATGGTGAACAAGAACATCGATTTAGCTGCAAGGTTTGTCACCGAGTAAGCACCAGACCTACCGCCTTTCACCAGGTCACGTTCCATATTCCACAGTGAGCTGAAGAACGTCATGAACATGGTGAACATGCGACCTGTCTCACTCTGACCACGCATGATACGAGCAAGGTCTTTCGTTGCACCTGAACCTTGTACGTTCTCAACTACCCAGTCAGCGTATTGGAACGCACGAGTCTCATCACCCCATTCCTTCATACCTTTAATGTACGAAGCGTGCCATGTTGGTAAGTCCACCAGATACGTTTGAATCAGTGCAATGTGCTTCATCGACGCTTCTTGCACAGCAGCCATCAGACCACGCTTACCTTCAATACGCTTCATTGCGTTCTTGATCTCACGGTCCATTGTCTGTGCACGATGTTCCATCACCTTCGAGTTCTCAACAGCAAAGTCCCACGCTTGCTTCATTGTGGTTGTGCTTCCCAGGATACTGCGCATCGCTTGCATAGTGTTCGCAGTACCCACTTCAGCAAGTGCGTTCGACAAACCTGAAATCTGAATGATACCAGTGGACGCTTTGAAACCCATTGCACCGAGTGTCACACCGAAACGTAGACGTTGCAGAATGTCATCCCAAAACATTTTCGTCGGTGCTTCACGACCGTCTTTAGCAATGTCATTCAACCAAGGTCGAAGTTGTGCATACTCTTCAGGACCTAACTTCTCTTTGATAGTCTGAGCCACACGTTGATCACGGATCAGACGGTTGACCTCACGCACAGGGTCGTGGTGAGTGACGTAGTGTATCGCTTCTTGGAAGTGAGCAGGTACAACATCAAGACTCAATCTGATCGCATCGTAGAAACCAGTACGCTCATTCGTTGAACCAGTATTCACCGATGACTGAATGCTGCTGTTATTGCTGAACATCGATTCAGTTTCAGCGTTCAGTTTGTCTTCATTCTGTGCTGCACGATGACTTCTGTTCGGGTCATACTTCACAGGGTAGTAACCACCCTTGAATGTACCGAACGGTGTTTCAACAGGGGTCGCTTCGACTTTAGGTGGTACAAGCCCAGTGGTACGACGGTGCACTTCAGCAAGTTGCGGATATAACGTGTCCATCTGATCCCAAATCATCTGAACCATCTTCCAATCGGATTCAGTCATGTGACTCAACACCGCTTGCAGTTTACGGTTCTGCAATGTGATTTCAGCATCGTTGTCAGGGTTCGCCCATTTTTCACCGAGTAGTAGCTTTCTCAAGTTACCTTCGTTACCGGTGTTCAATGCAACAGCTAGGATCTGATGACCATACAAATTGTCATCGATTTCAGGGATGTAGATTTTACGGTTGTGACGCTTGATGGTTTCTTTGTCACGACCTTCAATTGCTTCCATCACAGGTTTACCGGCTTCATCCCACAGCTTGATTTCAGCGTTGTACGCATCGGTGAATGGTTGAACAAGAACCTGGTGACTGATACCGACACGCTCACCACCGTCAAGCCATGAAGCCATAAACGGGATTTTCGTCATCTGAGCCATCAACCAACGACCCCACTTCTTACCTTCAACAACGTCAGTACGTTTCGACTTGAAGCGAGTTTCAACATTCTCATCCATGCTAGTAGTCCAGCGATCCACCAGCTTATTGAACTCAATTTCTTCACCCATGCGTGTCAGCTTGTTAGCGTAACGTGCAACGTGCTCAATGTTCTTCACTGAGTCATCGATACCCTGAAGGTCGCTATATGCAACATTCTTCCAGTGGGTAACGTATGACTCATTCAGCACAGCGTTGTGAAGCACCAGACCATCACCGTCAACATCAACACGTTCACGCATCCATGAATTAATGTCCTGGTTAACTTCGTCAACCTGCTTCAGTGATGCAGTTTTTCTGAACTCAAAACGTTCAAGGATTTTGGTGATCTGCTCCCAGTAGCCACCTTCAGCTTTCTGAATTTCTTCTCTGACTTTCTTCTTGTTGTAACGAGCCATGCGGTCAACGATCTTCGTTGTCTCATTTTTTGCCTCCGTTGCAGCCATACCAAGATAGTAATTCAGTGCTTGACGCTGTTTAGCTTGTGCAGCACCTTCCTTGTTCCCTTCAGCCAACATGCGTGCAGACTCTTGAGCAGCACGAATCTCAGCCTTGCGATACTTACCAGGGTGAATCTCTCTGAATGACAACTGACCGATACGTTCTTCAGCAACCGACTTCATTGTTTGACGGTCAATGGTTCGCTGGTTCGTACCACGTGTGAGCACCTTCAGTTCATGCAGGATCAGCTTTCCACGTTCTTCGTTCATCACCGCTTCGTTAGCAAGTTGCTCAATTGTACCGTCAGTGAACGGGTCACCGTGGCGTTCAATCATCGCAGCCTCAGCATTAGCTTCAGCAGTCTCACGCATCGGTGGTGCAACGATCAGGTCGTTCAGCATCTGTGAGCCTGAGTCGTAACCGAGGAATGCAGCAGCTTCGTCAGGGTGAATACCTTTCTGACCTTTCGCAGTCATACCACGAAGTTTGTCAGGGATACGTGTTGATGTGCGACCCAGTTTGTCAGTCTTCTCTTCACCGATCATCTCTTTCACGGTGGCATGGTCGAGTTTAATATCACCGTCACGTAGACGTGCAGCAGTTGCATAAACCTTTTCACCAGATAGGCGACTCATCTCTTCATCAACCAGATCGGCTTTCTCTTCCTTCCACCATTGCTTAGTCTTGCGAGTCAGTGATGCCATGAGTTTGTCACGCAGTGTTTCAGACTGAACGTCCTTGACCTTACCTTGACGCTTCTGATAATCAGCAAACTCTTCAGTCGTCATACCAGCCATTGCAGCATCGGTGAACATCGGTTCAACTCGTGCACGTGACTCAGCAGCAGCAATTTGTTCTTCGGTGGCAAGTAGTCGGTCAAACACCTGACGCATCTCGTTGTCGAGCTTCACGTTCAACTGTCCACGCAACGCCTGGTAAATCTGTGACAACCAGCGTGCAAAAGTTCTGAATGCGTTACGCAGTTCAATACTTGGTGCTTTACCTTCCATTAGGTAAGTCTCGAAGCCACGAGCAAACTGTTCATGAGTAGCACGACGGATTGCAGCATCTTTGTCAGTGTTACCGGTTGTACCTGTTTCAAGGTAGTTCACCACACTTGCTTCATTGATGGTCTTGTCGCTGGTAGTACGCTCACCCTGCTTCAGTGGGTCGAACTGACCGTTGAGATACTTAGTTGCTTCAGCAGCTACATCTTCAGCGTTGCGCTTGTACCAGTTATTAATGCTTGCACCGAGTTCAGTACCTGATTGCAGTTCCATCTCATACATGAAGTGTGAGAACTCATGAAGGAATGTTGACAGGTCAGCAGATTCAGTCAGACGGATGATACTGTTCTCAGGGTCGTAGTAACCACGAGCAGCACCGGTGTCTGGTTGCTTCTGGAACAACAACTTGCTCAGTTTAGATACGACTTCGTTTCTTGAACCTTCAACATTCTGGTCATATCTGCGAATCTTCAGACCGTGAGACTTCAACCGGTCAACTGTTTCCTTTGATGCGTTCTTCGGTACAACAGCAGTGTCAAACTCTGACAACTGCATTGCACGTTGAACTTTAGTCTCGAAGTATTCAGTCGGTAACGCTGCCAGATATTTACCCAGGTCATCGATTATCTTCTTAGCTTCAGGACTGTTACCGAATGCTTCACGCACCCCTTTCGGACCTTCAGTGATTGCTTCAGCAACATCGTTACCATAACCCCACCCATCGGTGTCATACTTGTAGTACGGCTTCAACTGCTCCAACGCTTCTTCAAACTTAACAGCAGACTCTTCCTTGATAACGTCCATCTCTTCAGATGTGACAAACTTATCACGTGACGCTTGCACCTTCTCTTTCGTGGATAACTCGTTAGCGTAGCGTGAGCGTACTGAAGCCACACCGTAGTTCATACCTTCACCGCCTTGCAGGGTTTTGGTCATCTCACGCACGACGTTGTTCAGTGTGTATTCAGCATACTTACGGTCACCAGATGGTGTGTAACCTTTGAATAACTGTTTCTTTGAAACAAGACCTGAGTAGGTTTCAGTCAACCAGTCTTTGAAGTCAGCACGCAACTTAGTGTTCTGATTCTTCTTGGCTAAGTCTTCACGGAATTTATCCTGATCAAACCCTTCACGGACTTTGCGAACATCACTGACAGCACTGGTGATCAGGTTTCGTTTCGGTTGTGTGAAATCAAGCTCGAAGTCACCAGACTCTTTCAGTTGGTCTTCGTATGCTTTCTGTGCTCTACGACGACGCAGTGAAGGACTACCGCCAGAAACGGTGTCAGTGATTTGCTCATCACCTTTGAAGTATGCTACACCTTTGTTTTCATCATCTGGTACACGACGAAGCTCAACACCTTCAGGTAGTTTGATTTCAAACCAGTCTGCTGCAACGTCATTGATAACAGCAAGATCAGCGTCAGAAGGGTTTTCACCAAACGCTGCAACCATGTCGTCGTATTGCTTTTTGTAGATGTCAGCGACTGCTTGCTTCAGCTTGTCACTGTCAGCAAGGTCATTGTTGTCCACACCTTCAACCGCTTTTGACAACGGTGTTTTCTTCATCTTTTTCAGTTTCGGTGCTTTGCCAACAGTAGTCAGCCAATGGTTAAACACCACATCTTTATCCAGATCAGATATTTCACTGATGTCGTACAGTGGTCGTAACCCTGTACCTTCAGCAGATTGCTCAATGCTGTCAGTCAACTGACGAAGCTCTTTCTGCTTATAGCTATCAACTGAACGAGGTTGACGTGCTGAATAGATGTCAGCGTCAAATGTCTTGAATGTCGGGTCATCAAGTACACTAGGATCAGCAATCAGCGACACTTCACCGAAGTTAGTGAAACCACCTTTGTCAATGTTGGTAACCGCAATCGAAGGTGCAGCCATGCCACCGAGGTCTTCAACTGCTGCAAGCCCTGGTTCACTGATGTTGTGGACCACTGCAAGGTTCTTCGGTGGTTGTGTAACATCTATCTCATCAACTGACGACTGGAACAGTGCATCATCAGCAACTTCCTGTTCAAGCACCTGCTCACCTTCAAGGCGTGCACGCTCACCGGTTTGTGGTCCTTCGATGGTCAGACCTGCTGACTCATAGACTTCCTGAACACTGCGACCTGTACGACGTGCCTGAGCAGTCGCCCATGCAGGGACAATTTGTGCCATTGTTGAAGCGTTAGCAGGACTCACCACACCGGTGTCAACCAGTTGGTCACGAACCTGTGTGTAAATCTCTTGTGCTTCGACGTACTCTGATGCGTTCTCATTCGCTTCATCCAGCAACGACTTCACATAGTTCTGAGTCTCAACTTTGTGCTGTTCCTGACGGAATGGTGAAACGGTTTCCTCACTCATCGTCATGTGGTCACGCAATTGTGTGAACGCTTCAGTACCGGCAACGTCACCCATGAAATCTTCTACAGGGATAGCAACATCAGCACCAGTTGCACGTGACTCACGCACAGCGTTGTCGAGCACCTTCAGTGCAGGATCAGCGTCAATCTCTTCACGAGTTTTACCTTGCAGATACAACGCAGTTTGCACACCGTCAATGAACACGTTGGTGTTGTTCTCACCGTCAGCTTCACGCACAAACTGCTTGAATGATTCAACGTCACGTTCACGCAGCTTCGACGAAACTGAGTCAGCACTCAACTTGTCAATATTCTCTTGCTCAATAGCACCTTTGGTTTCGGTTTGCTGTTCAGTCTGTGATAGCTTTTCCACAGTTTTATTCACAGCAGTAGCAGCAGTGATCTGAGTACCACCAGCTACGATTGTAGCGATAGCAGTCACCGCTTGACGACGCATCTGGATCTCAACAATTTCTTGTGCAGATGTGGCGTTCTCTAATTCTTTATCAAGTCCGAACATGTACGAGTTGACTGTCTGCAATGCAGTAGCAAGTTGCTCAGTACCCATCTCACGCACGACGAACTTCAGTGCGTCTTTTTTCAGACCTTTACTTTGACCGGTGATGATAGTTTCAAGTGTGCCAGTCGGTAACAGTTCAGTACCCACTTCAATTGCGGCATCGATACCAGCGTACCATTGCGCTTCTTCAGGGGTCAGACCTTCAGCACGACTGTCACCGTATGAACCTGCATACGTCTGAGCACCAACGGTGAACAGTAACGGTGCAGTACGACCACGTGATAACACAGTCAAACCAATACCAGGTAACATGTTAGCAATTGACTCGACACCTGCACGAACACCTTCTTGTACAATGTTCATGTCTTCAGGGGTCAGGTCTTGACGTTCTTTCTGGAGTTCTTGGATTTCACCGACTAATCGATTCGCAGCTTCTTCTTTAGCAGCAATGAACTCTTCACGAGTCAGATCAGGATTGTAGTCGTCTGAGATGGCATAAAGCAGGTCAGGGTCAATATCAATCAACCCACTGAGCAAACCGTCTTGTGGTTGAAACTGCTTCAGCGTGTCTTCGATACCTTTTAGTTTGAACCCTTTGTATTGAGTCTGGAAGCCAACGCTGATCGCACCACCTAAACCGTCGAACGTCTTTTCAATACCTTCAAGTAAACCAGCAGTCACGTCTTCCTGTGCAATGACTGCGTTGTTCACATTGGAGGTTAAGAAGTTGGAAGTCTTCGGTGCACGTGTGGTCATACCTTCAAGGTTGATCTGGTCTAACTTCAGCTTGTGCTCTACTTGTTCAGGGTTCGATTGCACAGCGAACTCAGGTACACCAGACGCTTGACTCAGCTTAACAGTCTGAGCATGTTGGTCTGGATTGACCTTCACCGCTTCAGACATTGTTGCATTGAGCTGTGTCTCTTTTTCTTCGTTTATCCCGAAGCTACCGAGGTCAATGTTCTCTAAGTTCAAATCTGCCATTATTTAGTCGCCTGTCGTTGAGCTTTTAGGAGGTTGTCAGCAGTCACCGGTATCCCATTGCTACGCAAGAACTCTGATAGCACTCGCATGTTCTGTGGTGGTATGTCTGTGACACTTTGTTCCGCATCAGGGTATAAGAACCCAACACCGAACGCACTACGTTCAATAGTAACCTCACGAGTCAGATCTGACAACACATCAGTAAATTCTTGCGATGTCAATTGACCGTCTTTTTGTTGCTCACGATACTTCACTTCACTGTCAAGCAGGTCATAGAAAGCATCAGCTTGTTTACGTTTATCATCGTTCCATTTAGTCTTCTTACCCAGTATCTGCTCAACAGCAGCAGTGGTCTGAGCACTACGAGTACGACCAACCTGGTGATCAATCTTCTCGCTTACAGTACCTGTACCTCTTGCACTCTTCACCGCACTAATCAACTTGTTACGTTCAGCAGGTGCAAGTTGAGAAATGTGGTCAGCAGGGTTCACTTTCGCAAGTTCTTCCTTCGGTAACGTCATCAGATCAGAATACAAATTCCAATCAGTCACCACAGGTTTTCCGGTTTCAAGACTCTTCTTCTGTTTAGCACTGAGTCGTTCCCACCCTTCAGGGTCTTCAGCTTGGAATGTTTCAGCACTACCACCGTCGTAGATGTGCATCTCAGCAGCGTCAAACGAGTCAGCTTGTGCTTCAGACTCAGCTTGCTTCTTCAGGTTAAACTGGCGCATTGCTTCGGTCATAGTTTTAGCACGACGTTCAGGGTCTTCAATGGTGTTCACTTCGTTACGGATGTCTTCACGACTGTCATACTGGTCAGCCAGACGTGCACCGGTGATAACAGCTTGTTGCGAGTCGCTTTGAATCTTTTCAGCTTTAGCCTTGTCAGCAATCGCTTTTTCGAGTTTGATTCTGTCAGGACCTTCTAAACGATCACCGTACTTGTCGAACAACGCTTGACCATCTGCTGAACTATTGCTGGTGGCTGTTGCAATAGCTGTCTTGTTGAATGATGAGTCATAGGTCTGCAACCGTTCAGCAGTTGCTTCAGGTCCAATACCTTCAAGTTCAGCAGCATCCAACACCGCTTGACGACCTACCGCATTCTGCACCGCTAACTGGTCAGGTTGATTCCAATACAGTGAAGCATTTTCAACAGTGTTCTCGACTTGTGAGTTGATGGTGGCAACTTCCCAGGCTTTCAGTCCTTTAGCTGAATGACGTGCAATATCAGCCTGACTGCGTGTGATCTGCACTGTTGACGACTTGTCGAACATCGCACGAGCATTGGAGTTCAAACCTTCACCATACTGCTGTTGCAGTTTCTGCAATGCTTCACTCGTGGCTGCTGCATTGTCGTATGCGTTCTTACCTTGTGAATTGAAGTAACCACTTTCAGGGTTGAAGAACAGATTATTCTTGTCACGCTCGAATGCCACCAACGCTTCTTCAGCAGATGTGGTGTCGATGCGCTGCACCATCTGTGCACCGGCTTGAGCTACTGACGCAAGACCTTCTGCTGCTTGCAGGTTTGAACGAAACACAGCATTCCCTGCTGAAGCATCAGCACGTGGTTGTCTGGCTATCTGAGTTTGAACACGAGGTTCACCGTACTGTGCTACTTTTGGCATTATGCGACTCCTACTAATGGATCACCAATCTGCCCTGTGGAGCTGATAGGACTTGGTGTACCTGCTAACACGGTAGCTGAACTGGTCGGTGTGAACCATTTATCAGCCACACCTGAACCTGCTACACCAGCAGCACCTTGAAGCAACGACCCGACTGCTGCACTTTGACCTGCTGATCGGTTGAAGTCAGCCTGGTTAGTCAGTAAATCGGATTGTGATTGCAGTGATTCAACTTGTGCGTCGTAGTTGCTACGGATACGAAGTGCATCAGCTTCACCGAGCGCAATGGTATCTTCCTGAAGTTGCAGTGCTGAACCTGATCCAAGATCAACATTCGCAGCACCAAGTTGAGCACGCTGCTTAGACAACAGTTCAGCAGTGCGACGACGTTGCAAGTTCTCTTCTTCAACGCTTTTGTTTTGCACTTCTTGTGCTTCATTCTCAGCCACAGCAGCGTTGTATTCATTCACACCGGCTTGATACTTACTTTGCTGTACTTGCGTGTAGCCTGTGTACGCAGCAGACGCTGCTGCTGTTACTGCTGTTACCGCCATTATCGTTGTTGGTTCGCACATCAGCGTGACCTCTCTAAATAAAATCGATGAAACAGTTCACCATCAGGACCGTAAGGGATCGGGTCGTCAATTGTGAACCCTAACCATTTTAACCACTGAACACTGCTTGTATTCTTCCCATGAACCATGTTACACAAACGGGGACAAATAGTCAGCATCTCATCGATCACAGGTTTGGTCTGACGAAAGAACTCTTTCTTGTATTTCATTGCTCTATTAGCACCGAGCATCCACACGACACCACTGCCTGACAACACGTCACGCTTAACCAGACCAATCATCACCAGTGGCTCACCGTCGCACATTGCGACTGTCGAGAAGTCAGACGCTTCCCAACCTTTCATCATCGACTCTAACGGTGTGTGATGGTTTGAAGCCCACACTTCATTTGCGTCTGCTTGTCGCATATCTGCCGCAATCGATTCGACCATCTCAACTGTGGGTCTTACAAACTCAATCATTAGTTACCACCTATGTCGATTTGTGGAATTATTGAAAGTATAGACATCGGTAACGGTACACGCTGTTCAATGCGAACCCCACCACCTTTACCCCATTGTGGTTGAATGAACACTTCTGATTTGTAAGTCTTCAATGCAATCGGGTCATAGTTGTCACTGTCAAAACGTGGCTTGATCTCACTCATTGGTGCAAGGTCACCGTTATCTTGACGTGGACCAACCCAACCACCACGAGAACCATCAACCTCAATGGTCACTTTCGACACCGAGACTGATTGTGCTTTCAATGTCTGACTTGGTGACGGTGTGTCAATGTCCAATGTTTCAATTGCAGGTAAATAACTCAGACCTACATGAACGGTTGATGCTGCACGTTGCAGTGTAATCTGTCCATCGTTAACAACCTGATCGGGTACAGTGTAACCATCAGTCAGGATACTAACTGTTTCACCGTTCAAGTGGTCAAGACCACTGATCACGGTTGCAGGGTCACCGTCATACGTCAGACCTGAATCGAGATAGAAACAATCTTCAGCATTGGTTGACTCACGTGGTTCTAGTCGTTCAACGTACCGCTTTGTTACACCGTTGATTGTACGCTTCACAATAGCATACACAGCGTCACGGTTATCTTCAGTGACTGTTGCAACGTATTCAAATTCACCCTGTGTCGTGTGCTTATGCCAACCCCACACCTGATGTTCACGTTGATAGGTTAAACCCAGTAGTACACCGTCATCACGGACACACCATACAATACTGTACGGCTCATCGGCATATGCCATCGACACCAATGTGAAACCTTCAAACAGGTGTTCTGACATCAGTGATAAATCGTTACCGGTGTACTTGTCACTACTGAACTCGTAACCCAGGTCACGCAGTCGTGTACCTTTCTCTTGCACATATAGTGCGGTACTGTTGATCACAACCGGTGGGATGATTGAACAACCGTTATACGACTGAATACGCACACCGATAGTCGAGGGTGTGAGTACACCAGTGTCACCTTCTGTTGTCTTCCACTCAGCACCTGATGTAAGGATCAGCAACGTATCCAGTGGTAACAGGTGACGAATCTCATTGACCTGACGTGCAGCAATGGTCCATGTAACCGCATCATCATCACGAGCAGGGTTAGACACTCGCAGTGAATCAAAGTTGTTTGTCTGTGTGGTAAATGTCGTCTGTGGCTCATTGAACGTATTAGCAAAGACCTGACGCTGCTGGTAGTACGTCACAGCAGAAGGTTTGTTACCTTCACCATCAAACGGTCTACGATCAGACGGTGGCGCATCACTGGTGATAGGTGCAATGTTGTAGTCATCGAATGAATTGTTATTCGAGTCACCGATCCAACCATAGATACCAGTACCCACTGACGGGTCTTTGTAAACACGGTAGTAGGTAGCTTCAGGTACAGTGTCCCAGGTTAAACGTACACCTGCTGTGGTTGCCAGTGAGCCTGTTGTGATACTAACTTCAGCAGATGCCAATGATTCTGAACCTTCAGCATCGACAGCAGTGACAACGTATGTGTAAGTCTTGTCGAAGTCACCGAAACCTTCACCGATAGTTATTGCACCGTTCTGACGGCTCGCTGTACCACCTGATGTGTAAGGTGTGTGTGCTGTCGCATCTTCACCGTTTAGTTCAAATGTATCAACCGTCAACGCTGTGATAGTGAATGAGCGACCATTGACTTCCGTCATACCAACAACACCGTTGATGCTGATCAGGTTACCCGTTGCGAACCCATGACCCACAGCAGTGACAACAGCAGGGTTAGCTGCTGTGATACCTGTGATCGCTTTATTGATTGAACCTGCACTGAATGTCGGACTGTCAACCGTTGGTGCATAGTCAATGACAGTCAGTGACCAATCGTCATCCGCCATACGGTTGAGGTTACGAGGGTCATGTGAAGGGTGGACAATAGTCATCACGTCAGCGTTCTGCGTGAACCCTAGCGTCGGTAACTGTTCTTCAGTGTACGGTGTAGCAAGTTCAAAGATTGCAGGTCCATCACCGTCGAGAACAAACCCACCGTCTTTAATCACACGGACTTTCAAGTGCTCAAACACGAGCATGTAAGTCTGGTCAGTGTTAAAGCTGAACGGTATTAGTCGACCCTTACGATTTGAATTATCAAGCTCACCAATGAACTTGAACCCTGGACGTGAATACACACCACCCTGAGCACGCACGAAGAAGTTTTCACACAGATGTAAACCTGTGGCGTACTTTGTCATGTCAGCACGAGATTGTAATGCTGGTGCAATTTCACCGGATGTAAAGCTGCGTTGTGTGATTTGCGGCATTACTTATCTCCTAACGTTTACGAAGTCACTTTCACTTGGTAGGAAGTATTGATCATTCATGTCTGTTGCTATCGCAGACGACAAGTATTGACGGTAAAGCTGTAACGAGTCATTGCGTAGTGCACGACCCAGTTCAGCACCGACCACCGGTATTGCAACTTCTGATGAAATAAGATGTGACAACGCCATGATGAAGTCATCACTGAATAAGTTCGGATCAGTAACCTTACCAGCAAAGTCGATGCGTAAATCAGGTTGATTCGCACCGATCACTTTGTTGTCGTCGAAGTTGAACACTTCATAAGGTATCTGATGTCGAAGGTCTGTTGGTGATACAACACGGCTATCGAGCAGACGTGACGCAAGGTCAGACTGACCCATCGGTAATTCTTCATATACACCGACTAAACGGTGGATCTTGAGACAGTCAACAGGGTACGAATACGCATAACCCCAGTTGAAGATGTCTGTGGTGACAGGTGCGAGTGCTCTGATTTTGTGGTTAAACTGCCACGGTATTTCACGCAGACAGCGATCACGAAGGATAGGGTACTTCAGCTTACACAATTGTGCTTGCACGCTCCCTTCGTTCAGGGAATTGATACTACCTGCACGAATGTTACTCAGTGCCAGGTTACAAATTTCAACTTCAGAAGCCATGTGGTCACCTTGTTATGATTTAGGACCATAAAGCTGTTCAGCTCGATCACCAGTCTCACGTTGAATCTTAACGGTGGTTAACTGTAAACCTATGCTTTTGCTTGAGTGGTCTGTGCTTGTGTGTTCAGATTTACGTTCAACAAACGCATACCCACGAACTTCAACGATGTCACCAACAGCTAGGTTATCAACACCAAGTTCTTCAATCATATCATCGTCGAAACTCAGACTTGTACCGTATGGATAGTGGCTACCGTCGGAACAGCAAACCATACCGTCAGACTCGTATGATTGCTTTTTAATCTTTACTTGATCATCAGGCATGGTTCACCTCTACAGTGTTTCAACAGCAGACTGACCAGACTCACCTTCACCCATGAATGAGGCTTCAGCAATGTCTTTCTGGTCTTGTTCAGCTTGCTTTTTAGCAGCGTTAGCGGCTTTAGTTTCAGCAGCTTTACGTGCTTTCGCTTGTGCAGGTGTTTCAGGTTTAGCAGTTGCTTCAAGCCATGATGGTACTTGTTCTTTACCGCCTTTAGACGGAAACGGTTTATCAGTGTGCAGCACTGGACGCTTACCAGCAGGGTCATACTGACGACCACCGTAGAAACCTTTTTGAAGGACTTTGTAACTAGGCATGTGATTCTCCAAGTCAGTTAAAGAATTGGGGACACGAAGTCCCCGACTCAATTGTGGTTACGCACCAGTGATGTTCGTCTGGTTACCCATAGTGATACCAGTGGTGAACTTACCAGTAGACGGTGCAGTACCGACCACAGTGTAACGAACACCCAGGTAACGCTCTGTAAGCTCAGTTGGTAGAACTTGAATCACTGACTGTTTACCAGCGACCAATTCAGCAAGCGGAATTGTTTCACTGAGAATAACAGTACCAAGTGCATCAGTAGCACCTGTTTCGATTGCCACTGCAACAGAAGTCGCATTGTCAAAGTCTTCAGTAACCTGTGCCAAGAAGCAAACTTTGTTACCTTTACCGATGTCCTGGTTCAACGGTGCAACAGCACCATACGGTGTACCAGCCACACCGAGGTCGATAACGTTAGTCGAACGAGCAGTTGCTGTTACAGCTTGGTCGTCCGAGAACAGTTGTTGTGCGGATAAGATCATGATGATTCTCCTAAGTTAGTTAAAGGGTCGTGCGGTATTAAACCACACGAGCTTCAGTGTTAAGAATTGCATCACTCTCACGAATAGGGATGCCACGGTAAGTCATTACTTCTTTACCTTCGATCTCCATTGGTTTCAAGCGCACAAAGCTATCGGTTGCACCAGCGTTGGTTGCTAACGCATCCAGTGCTTCAAGTACATCACGGTTACAGTAGATCGCCATCTTACCACCGGCTACACGACGGTTCTGCAACTTGTAGTAAGCCTTACGCATGAAGTCGTACAACTTAACTGTACCACCAGCCATATCAGAAACATCGATGTTCGCAACACGTGAAACATAACGCCAGTCCTTCACAGCCATACCAACATGCCATGTGAACTTCTCTTCTTTAGCGTAGTAAGCATTACCGTTTTCATCAGTAACACGTTGCTCACCCATGTCTTCACGCTGAACACCGGCTTGAGTGCCTTTAGGGTAAAGCAGGTTACACTGGTTATCACCCCAGGTAACAAACCAGATGGACGTGTTATCAGAACCAGTACCACCGGCATCGATGATCTGACCACCGTTAGCAGCAGACTTGTCATTGAAACGTGGTGCAAGACCCATGAACTCTTCAGGGTCGTCAGCAGTGTTACCGTAGAAGATTTTACCTGCTACTTCGTTTGACATTGCTTCAAGGTAAGCCTGAGCTTCAGACAGACGAACTGCACCTTCATTGGTGGACAGGTCAAGCAGACGTTTGTCGATGGTGCTTAGACCTTCAACGAAACCAGTTGTGTCTTCAACCTGAGCAGTACGACCTTTGCTGTTCGGGATACCTTTGTACAAACGACCCCATGTCACTGAAGGTAGACCAGTGCGAACTGTGTGTAAGTGGGTTGTACCCTTGTTACACTCAACCGCAATTGCATCTTCAAGAATCGGGTTCATTTCCATCAGCATTTCGATGATAGGGTTGAATTGACCCTGACCGTCCTGCATCTTGTAAATATCGATTAAGTCGATAAAACTATTTCCTAGAGTAGCCATATTTCACCTCTTCAGTTAGTTAGGCAGTTTTGTCATTCGGGTAAAGAAGGGACACACGGTCTTGTGCTTTCGACGTTGGTGCAGTAGTGCCACCAGGTACATCTTCAGCAGTCAACTTCCCTACGTTGACCATAAACCGGATAACTTCAGGGTGGTTACCCACACCGTGTTCTTCCAGCAGTTGCTTCAATTCTGGCGTACCAAACTTGTCAATGGCAGATCGTGCGATACCGATGTTCTCTTCAAACTTATCACCACCGAACTCTTTGTCATTGCGAGATTGTTCTTGCCAGTCATTCATCAACTGATTGAAAGCATCGACGTTACTCTGCGAACTCGCCTGGACTTGTTTAGCTTGGAAATCAACGAGCTTCTGCGCTTGATCCTGAGTAAGCCCCAACTCTTTGAAGAGTGGTGTTGCTTCATTCAGCATTGCGCTATCAACTGTGACCCCTTCAGGCATCGCAAAGTCGGCATAAGTGTCGGGTGTTGTCTGGCTACCTTCACCATCAGTTTGTTGTCCAGCAGCATCAGTGCTACCGGTATCATCAGCAGTGTTACCTGCGTCGGATTCGTTTACAGCAGCCGGTGGAGTATTGTCACCCGCGTCCGTGTTATCTGTTTCGGCTTGCACGCCAGTGGTAGCTGCGCCACCGCCAGCAGTCCCGTCTGCACCAGCTTCTTGCTGATAGACGTTGAATAACCATTGTTTGTTAATAAGCATATCGTCACCTGTTCTCTTTTAACATTTTGTAATAGTCTTCTGTTGCAGCATCTCGCAGTTCCTCATCTAACCACAAACCGTGACTTCTCAGACCTGCGTTGTGAGCGTGCTGAACAGTGTCCTTACTGAATATATTCTCAAAAGTACAGCAGTTTTGCAAACAACGCCACATGAATGCACGACCGTTCTCACTCTTCATTATATTACGAATGGTCAACAGTTCCAATTCACGTGACTTCTGCTGCTTCTTAGCACCTTCGTTCTCTTCATCAAACATTATGCTAGTCCTGCATTACGCATCACCGCACCGAGTGCATTCTCACCACCGGTGTCAGTCTCAGATGCTGTCTTGGCAATGTTCGCACCCTGCTCTGCTGCTGCCATCGCTTGAGCCTGTGCAGCTTGCTGTGCTTCAACTTGTACTCGCTGTGCCACTTCTTCATCACTGCGAACCAGTGCAGGATCAACACCAAGTGATTCAGCGTACTCATTGATACCCTGGTTGATATTAACTTTGTGACGTGCTTCGGGCCACAGTTGTGAAGCCTGACCAACGAACCCGACTAGACGATCAACTGCACCAGTTGCAACCAGACGCTGTGCTTGTGCCAACACTGACACATATTCAACGTTCAGCTCACGATTCTGAAGCCCAGGTGGTGGTACAGGTAGAACACCGTTCGCTTGAAGGATGTTGAATGTACGGTCAATCAATGGGTCAAGTAACTCAGTATGCAGACGTTCAAGTACAGGACCTAACATCAGCAACTTCTCTTCATGCTTCTCAGCAACTTCACGTGCAGTGATTTGACGACGGTCTGTGTTAGCCAACATCAAGAACAGGTCTTCATAGAAACCACGCTTAATGCGTTGCTCCACCGTCATAATCTCATTACTCAATGCACCAAGATCAGGTCTGAAGTCATAGATACTGCGTAACCCTTCACTGTTCTGCTCGTGCCAGATGATGTCATTCGGTCCAACACTGCCACCGTTCAACTTGTTCTTCAGTGACGATGGACCTTGCAACGGTGGGTTGACCATCTTATCAATCGCTTGATACTTACGACGTTCAGCAAGTTGAAGTGCTTTAGTGTCGCCCAGTGTTGTGATACCAGGACAATCAGTCGCATAGACATCTTCAGCAGTCACATCCCAACGTGGTGTCAGGATAGGGAAGTCATCAAACCCTGATTCACGCAAGAACTTCGACTGACCTTCTTTCGTTCCTGAACTCTTCTCGTAGTAGACACTACGCCACGCTTTGTCACGTGCAAGTGGGCTGATACCGTCACGGTCATCGTTGGGTTCAACAGCATGGATAATCTTGACCCACGCTTCACTGTTACCCTTTTCCCACTGTTGCTTCACTGACTCACTGACGTTCTCAATACCGAACTGCTTAATACACTGAGCAACACTGATTTCATATTCACGATAGAAGGTGTCACTGATGTTCTGAGCATTCAGACCGATCATGTAACTACCGACTGTGTACGGCTTACACCAGATGACGTTCTCAAAGTCATGGAACACACCCATCGCAGCAGTACCAAACACACCGAGTTCAGCATAGAGCTGGTGGAGTGAGTTATACACGTTTGAGTGTGAAAAGACTTTGTACATGATCTGCTGTACTTCATGCAGCCACACCTTCACCGCTTGAACATCGTCAAGGCTACTTTCACCAGTACCGAGTCTGAACCAAGGTCTAGCCGGTGACGTGATACCTGACATCATGCCTGATGCAAGTGTACGTGCTGACATGCGTGACGTGTTGTTGATCTGTTTAGTGTTACGCTTGTAACCCTTGTTACGGTCCGACGTGAGGAAGCGACCACGGTGTGCCAGGTGATAATCAGACAACTCACGATACAGTGGGATGAATGTTGATCGCTCTGATCGCAGTGCTTCGAGTCGTTTGTTGAATTGTATGATTGTTGGCATCACTGATCCTCTACACTATTGCGCTTATAGGGAACTCAGCCCAGTTGTAAGCTAGTTTAATTCTGTTAGGTGCATTATCAAGGTTAGTAACCTTAGCAATGAAGAATGAATCAGGTGAATAGATACGTGACCCTGTTTCGGGTGATATGTCACCAGATGAATTGTTCCCTTGTCCAATCTGATTCAGGAAGTCAACTTCTCGAATTGTACCTTCAGTCGTCGGTGGCGAAATCACACTGACAATCATCAACCCTGTGTCACTCTCAAAGTTACGGTTCTCATTGAATGACGGCAACGGTGTACCTGGTGTGAACCCTGTTGAATCCCACAAGATTTCAATCTCAGCATCAGCATCACGAGACTTGAAGCGACGCTGTTGCAGTGTTACCAAGTACCCCGAAGACGCTGGTGGCATCTGATACAGAATGTACTTAGTTTCGTTACCAGCATAAACCTCATCGTAGTCCACCACGAAACGCTTACCAATCGCTGAGAAGTATTCAACTTGTGACATTGATGATGTTCTAACCCGAAGATCAGACAGTCCATCTGTCACCGGTGACTTAAACTGTGTTGCAGTCAATGCACACTTATCTGATGTAGCCAACGCCCACACATCAGTCTCAGTCAGTGGTATGTTCAACGGTTCATTGTCACCACCGAGTTCATGGAACACAGTATTGTCTCGTGCAGGTTTCACGTCACTGAACGCAATACGCACAGTGTCACGATGCGACTGCAACAACAGTGATGCAGGTTTCAGTGGATCAGACGTTACTCTGACGTACTGAGTGACATCGAGATTCACACGAGTCGTTGACATTGTTACTGTCCTAGCAACGTTTTAGTTGCAGTTGCACCACTGTCCGTCACACCACGTGAGCTAGTCAGAATAGTACCACCATCTTGACCAGACGCTGCTGCACGACGACGTTTATCACGGTCTGCTTGACCTTCACCGCTTGCTGACGTATCAGGTGCAGTCGGTGCTTCAGGTACAGCAGGTGGTGGGGTTGGTGCACTTGGTGAGCCTCCACACATAACTAAATCCTCTTGACATTTGAAATTGTTCAGTTATTAGCATACTACAGGTACTCATCTGAGTCCATGTTATCTAACGGGTTGTAGTCACGTCGGTCATTGTTACGTGTGTACGGGTTGTGGTCAAGATGTCCACGTGGTACTTCACGCTTCGGAACGGGTTCAGCAAACGTCAGGTACAACGCATCAGCCCAGTCAGGTGATACACCGATACGCTTCTTCATGTCCTTCTTGCGTTCTAGCACCAGTTGGTCTTTGTCATTGTGTCCGAACTCACGTGCAGTCAGTTCAAGTTCAAGCTGTGTGTCATTGGGGATAGCACCACCGTCTAGCAGCCACTGACGACAACGTGCGCCCATCTCAGCAGTACGCATCTTGTAGTGCTTCACATCAGCAGCATTGTCACCGAAACCAACATCAATGACATGGTAACCGAGTTGACGCAGCCGATCTGCTACCGGTCCACCCATTGAACCCTTGTCCATGAATGCAACGTCAGGTTTGTGTCGGTCAAGTATCATGGTCAGTAGTGACACGACCTTCATTGAGTCACGTGACTTCTCACCTGGTATCTTGTAAACCTTCTCTGACTTGGCATCTTTACCACGTCTGAACTGGATCATGCAGTTATCGTCACCACCACGTGCCATGTCGATACCACAGATCAACGGATCATCACCGAGATACATACCAGAACCACGACGCATTGCATCATAGACAACATCTGATGGTATGAACTGCATGTCACCACCTTTCGGGAACATGCCACGCACACGAACACGCACGAAGTCACTGTCTTCACCGAAGTCATCTATCCAGGTCTGAATGAGTCGCTTGTTCGTCATCTTAGCTTTGCGACTGTCAATCTGTCTCGTGATCCACCGGTGACTGTTCTTCCTGAAACACTCATAGAATGAACCATTGTTACGGGTCGGGTTACCGAAACAGATGTGCATCGGCTCACCATCAGTCAGACCACCCTTCGCAACTTCCCATATCTTTTCAGGGATAGCTGATGCTTCATCGAATATGTAGAAAGGGGTTGAGTCAGCAGCATGAAGACCAGCGAAACCTTCTGATGCTTCTTCACGTGAGGTCAGTGCGTCGCATCGCCACGACTTAGGATAGGCACGATGTGAAATTGACATGGTGTTCATCTCAAACCAATGACCCGTGATGCACAGTGAATGCCACTTGGAAAGCTCCGACATCGTTTTAGTCTTCAACTGTTCACCAGTGTTAGCTGTGACCACACCTTTACATTTAGGTCTGGTGGACATGATCCAAAGTATCACCATTGCTGTGAACGCTGACTTGCCGATACCGTGACCCGATGAAACTGCAACCTGAATAGGGTCAACAGCATCAACACCGTTGAAGCCACGTTCTTTGACTTCATCACCGAGTGCTATCAGTAATTCCTTTTGCCACTCATCAGGGGATTCAAACCCATGCAATGATGTACCTGGTTCACCCCAAGGGAACGCATACAATACAAATCCGTAAGGGTCGTCATAGAACTGACTGATCTCTTCGGCAAGGTTCACATCAATATCAGACATTCTTCAATCTCCCGTGGTTCTCGTGGAAACCGTGTTTAACTTCAGCAGACTTACGAGCACAAACAGCTTCAAAGAAATCACTGAAACGACCCAAGAACTGCTCTTTGTGGTCCACCATGATTCTGACTCTCCACTTACCTCTGCTTTCGTTCCAACTCACACCATGTAAACCACTACCATTGTTAGTCTTCAAGCTGATGTTCTTACCGTTCGTCAACCTATCTACATCACGAAGGTTACACCATCGATTGTCAGTACCATCACCGTTGATATGGTCCACTTCTCCTACAGGGAATAATCCTGTCATGTACAGGAAAGCAAGCCGGTGAGCTTTATAGAATTTACCTAGTATGTAGATGCGTCGATACGACAATGAAGTGTTCTTGCCATTCTTTGACGTGTTACCGGCTGGTCTGCCAGCAATACACTTGCTAGACCTTGTTATAGCCCAGGTGAAGTCACCAGTATCAGGGTCATAGTGAATAATTTCTTTGAGTTGTGTTTGAGTAATCATAGTGCCACCTATTGATCGTCACCGTTGAGGAACAGTTGCAGTGGTGTTCTAGACGGGCAGGTGACGGATGCCCACACCACTGCAACTGTGTATAGATTAGCATTACAGGAATGAAACGTCATCATCTTCCTGCTGTGGCTTGTTAGCTTCAGAAACACGACGACGTGCAGCAACTAGGCGGTCCACCACATCAGCATCAGTGCTGACCTTGATCTTGTCAGCAGCAAAGGCATCGACACGCTTATGCTTACCCACCATGTTCAGTGCTGTGTTACTGGCTGTGATGTTACCCTGCTGACGTGCAATCATGTGGTTGTCCACCATCTCATTGAGCAGCCAGTCAGCATCAATCATGTTCACTTCGAGTCGCTGCTGAATGATGTACTCAATAGCGTTGCTCACTTCAGGTTCTTCAAGTAACCGGTAACCATAGTCAGCAGAGTAACCTGAAGCCTCTGCTGCACGACGTGGTGCGAAATCTTTGATGTACTCCACCACGAAGCACGCCTTCTTCGGTGGTAGATTCAACTCATCTAGTAGTCTGACCTTTATCATAGGAAGCTCACTTCAGGGTTCTTTGATGCGTCAATAGCATCGTCAATATTATCATGGTAACTCAAAACTGTTTTGTTGTAATCATTGTCAACTGCTACCACCGTGAACAACCGTCTTTCATAGCTGAATGAAACCACAGTCAAACCTTTAGCACGATGCTTGTTTGACCGTTGACAGCCATAGGGTAACAAACAGATGTTGTCTACGCTGAAACGTGTCTCACCAGGTTTGATGGTCATGACTCGTTTACACGTACCTGTCTGATGCTCCCATAACAACGGTAAAGCTCGACGTAACGAATTGTCTATCTTGATCTCATAGTCATAGCTTTGTCGTGTGGTTGTACCTGCTACAGCTCCCATCTTTGCACGACGCTTCACAGCACCTGGTAACCGGTCAAACATTTCCTTGTTACGTGTCCACACCAGCCGCCCTGCACCGTGGTCGTAGTCGAAGAACTCAGTTAAGTAGTTCACGATTTCATACGGTTCAATCTCTTCCATCCACCAGCTCATTCTTAATACCTCAGTTAATAGTTATCACCATGACAGTTTAACATAGACATTAAGATTTTGGTAAATGGTTATACTAAACATGTGTTCATTTTCACAACTGCTAATTTCCTATTTTAACTAAAAACGTGTCATAGTGGTATATATTAAGGTTTTTTCTTTAGTAAAATCAAAGGGTTATCTCCATGACGCAAATAGTGTCAAACTTGTCATCGATTCGTCATGGACGTGACATCGTGACATGATAGTGTCAAATTCCATAAATCCTGTGTGAAATCAACAACTTGCAATACTGCTCCTGTGATTCCCACGTCTGAGTTACTGTCAAACTGTGTCAAACTGTGCGAACAATCACCACTTGCACACTCACACCTGTTGCTTGACACATTGCTTATACGTCCATGTCACGTCCATGACGAATCGACTATGGCATTGAAGTATCAAAACATGTCAGTTATAATGCGGTAATGACACATTTATGAGGGTTCAACATGAGTATTTCCAAACTGGCTGACCAACTGCAAATAGACGAACATTCACTTCTAGCACTGATTGCTAAACTGAATGATAAGCATGACATCGGGATAGAAGACACATCCAAGCTGACACCGACACAGCACAACATCATTCGTTCACTGCTTGACCCTGATTTCCTGGTGAAGTTCCTTATCGGTGATGCACCTGAGTCAAATCGATACAACTACAGCAGATCACCAGGTTACCAGCAGCTTGAACGGTGGATTGCTGCAAACAACCTGAACGGGTACAGCACCAAGGATGTGAAGGAAGCAACACCTGAAGGTTCTAAATTTTACGGACCGCAAACCATATCGTCAGCAATGAAGGCTAACGGTTACACTATTCGTGTGATTGTTCTAGATAACGGCAAACAGGGTCGTCGTTGGTACAATGATGAGTTATGGGAACAAGACACCCCTTCCTTCTTCTAACACTTCACCAGCAGCGTCACAGCTCCTGTGGCGCACCGGCCCTTAGAAACAAAGAAGCCGCCCGAAGGCGGTCTGTAATCGACATGATGCTGTGTGGCTTAGAGTCCGTGTAACGGGTCAGCACCGTCAAACACTTCATCAGGTACATCATCCCATTCTTCTCGTAAAGCATCGAACTCGCCTTCATTCCACAGTCGAAGGAACGTCTCGCAGTCATCATCGTCCAATGCGTACTGGATAGCAGCCACAGCAGGGTTGTTGCGTGCGTCGTACTCATCCAGGGTCTTGTCACGTTCTTCAATGATGACAGTCAATCGTCTGATCTGCTCCTGCTGTGCTTCCAGTTCTTCGGTCAGACGTTTAATGATTTGCTTGTCGTTCATGCCCACACCTTCCACGTCCCATTGTTCCAGATACAACGCTTCACTGTCGCAGACTTGGTGAATGCCTCACGCAGAGCTTCACCCAGGTTCACTGATTCGATTAACATGTGACACCTCTTATCTCATCCACTGTTAAACGAGTTCGATCACCACACCGATGGTCGGTGTGACCCACTTTATATGCTCGTGTTACCTTTTTACGTTTAGCCATGAATTAGTCACCTTTGATAAGTAATAATCTGATTCTAGTGTAACATTGTTCCACAGTCAATAGCTGGCACAAAAAAGCCCAGTTATTACACCAGGCTTTGTTTTGTAGCGCATCAGCTTGTCGGGTTGATACTTGTTAGTTTAGACCAGTGCTGCCGAAACCGCCATCACCACGTGAAGCATTGTGCAGTTCATCAACTTCGATCAGCTCACCACCGTAGTGAGTAACCACCACCATCTGAGCAATGCGGTCACCGGTCTTGATTTCGATAGGTTTGTCACCGAGGTTCACCAGCAACACTTTAACTTCACCACGGTAGTCTGAATCGACAACGCCAGCCATAACATGCAGACCTTCACGGCACGCTAACCCTGAACGTGGTCGGATAAGACCCACCATACTGTGCGGAATTTCCCATGCGAATCCTGTTTCAATCAGCCCACGTTCACCAGGCATCAAACAGTATGTACCCACAGCAGCACGCAGATCGTAACCTGCTGCACCTTCAGTTTCACGTTGTGGTGCTTGCATTCCATCAATGAGTCGTTTGATTCGCATCTTCTTCACCTTCAGATAGATTGATTGTAATACCTTCGACTAGTACAGGCATGGTCAGACCTAGACTTTCAACGTGCTCCTTTGCCATTTGATATTCAGCTAGGAATTGCACAGCCCAACCATCCTTGTTTTCTGCGACAAAGGATGCAACGAGCTTGTGACCGCTTTCTTCAAACTTGTCCAGCCACATCTCAGACATTTCGATGAACGTCTGATCAACCAGCTCCTGTGTTATTTCAACCTGTTCTTCTTGCTTACTGTTCATAGTCACCTCAATTAAATTAAGCCAGTAACACAATTGCTACTGGCTTCAGTATAGTGGAACATTGTCACACGTTCAACTAGATTTCACATCCACCAGCAGTACAAGCTAAAGTTTGCATTGACTCAGTGTTATCCTGTTCTTCCTTCAGCTCAGTCCAATCGACTTCAGGCATCGGGTTTGCAGCAGTCCATGCTTCATACTCATCAACAGTCAGGTCCTGATATGGTGCTTGCATGTACGTGTGATCGGTGTGCGGTAGGAAGCTGATACCCGACACTTCATCAAAGTGCTTGTACACCCACGCGCCCACTTCAACCCACTCTTCATCACGCACAGTGATAGTCACCGATGGTTTATGTTCACACCACTCACGCTGATACATCAGCCACAGTTCAAGTGCTTCCATTGCAGACACTTCACTGCGAGTCACAGCAGACTCAGGTGCTTTGATAGCGAATGACACCACAGCAGTGCTGTCTGGTCGCATCTGGTCATCTTCGGTGTGGAAGCCTTTTTCAAGCATGAAGTTGTACAGTGGGTCTTTCTTATCGACACGCACAGTACGAATGTAATGCTGGTTATGACGTGCATGGATACCTGAAGCTGTGTTGCACAGTTGGCTCACAGTACCTGAAGGTTTGACACACGTGATCGCAGTCGAAGGGTTCACACCAAGTGCTTCAGCCCATACTTTGTTCACCTCACGAGCATGGTCACGCAGTGTGTTCAGTGCTTTGGTTAGAATGTCGTGACCTTTCGCACCAGACATCAGTTCATTGTCCATGATACCGGTGAGACTCACACCCAGTAACGACTCTTCAGCAGTGTTCTGTTCCCACGCTTCAGATACGAAGTTGAAGTCAGTCAACATCGATTGCAGTGTACCCAGGATGGTTGCAATCTCGACTTTATCCTTCAGGGTTTGGAAGTCATCGTCTTCACGAATAATCACTTCAGACAGGTTACACAGTTGCTTGTCACGCAGAATGATTTCACTGCAAGGGTTGCAACCATACGACAGATCGGCATCACGACGACCCCACTTAGCTGCTTGCTTACCTGCTGCTTCACGGTTGAAGATGCCACGTTCACCAGACTTCGACTTGACCAGTGATAGCCACTCTTCCATGAAGATTTCAGACGATGGTTTCTCAGTGTACGCAACCGAGTTGTTTGCCAGACCACGTTGAGGGTTGTCAGTCCACCATTGACCGGCTTTAGCATCACGCATACGCTGATCAGATAGGTTACTCAGGCTGATAAGTGCAGAGCGACGGACACCACCGACAACCACAATCTCACCGATCATGCACATCAGATCATGCACTTCTATACTGGTGAGTTTGCGCCCTTTGGCTTTCTGGAACGTATCAACGGTGAAGTCGAACAGACGCTTCAATGGCTCAGGACCAGACGCACGACCACCGAACACCTTCAGACGCTCACCTGCTGGACGCACACGACTGTAATCCACTGAAGGGATGTCACCATTCCACAGATGGTTCAGCAGTGCATGGAACGCTTTAGCCCACCCTTTCTTGCTGTCACCGACCACGATTGTGCTGTCAGTCTTGTTCAGTTCTTCAGGGATAGCAGGAAGACCAGCGACTTCTTGACGCTCACACGAGAAGCCCACACCAGTACCGCACATCAGAATGTAGAGTGCTTCAGCGAATGAACGCTTCGTGTTGACCGCCAGGTATGAGCAGTTGAACCCTGCAAGGTTCTCACGCTGCAACGCTGGACCTGCTGTCATCAGTGCACGCATAGAAGGCATGACTTTCAGATCGGTGATGAACTCCTTCACCTTACCGTTCAGCACGTCATGGTGAGCACCGAGTGTTTTAGTGTCGAAGAAATCAATGTAACGCTGCACTGTCTCTTCCCAGGTTTCACGACGACCTAAGTCATCACGCCAGCGTGAGTATCGGGAAATATGAATGTATTGTTGATATAAGTCCATTATGTATTCTCTTTGATTAACAGTTGGATGTCCTGCACAGTCTCTTTCAACTGTGCAAGTTCTTTCAGTGCTTCCAGTAACCCTTCACGCATGTCACCGTGATACAACTCAGGTTTGTCTGTCTCAACAGCATTGATCAATCGATTCAGGTCACCGGTGTTCATGATTAGTACCCGTATTTCTTTTTGAATGCTGCAACAGCAACAGGTGCAACCGGTTCGATCAGCTCCAACATTGCTTCAGCGTAGACTCTGATCTCGTATTGTGCATGAGGGTGAAGACGTTCAGCTAAGAACTTAAATAGGTTGTTGAGGTTCATGGTTGCGAACATGTGCGAATAGGTTGACACCGGTAGAACAGAACGTGCCAGCTCACGAGGGCAACCGTCAGCAATCATCTGTTTGTAGTGACGGAATGCTGCTTCATTGTTGGTGCACATCATCTGTCTGAACTTCTCAGCTTCAGGGTGCACTTCATCTGTACGCATCTGCTTGTTGTCAGTTGACTGTGTGGTGATCTGCGACGGTTCAGGGATGTAGAACTCTTCAGGTAGCTCACGGTAACGTGCAGACAGTTCGTTGTAAGACTGAGTACGGTGGCGATGCCACTGACGGAATACGAAGATCGGTGCTTTCACATCGAAGGTAAAGGTCACCGCTTCAAACGGTGTGTTGTGACCGTGGTTGTACAGGTAGTTGATCAGTCGTGCGTCACTCCCTTCATCTTCACCAGCACGCCACTCAGCGTCATAGCTAACACGAGCATTACGCACGATAGACAGATCAGAACCCATGTGGTCCACCAGTCGAACGAAGCCGTGGTCAAGTAGGTCAATTTTATTTTGCATTGTCGTCACCTTGTTCAAGTTGTATCAGTAGTTCAATGTAGTGTTTGGCTTTCTCAAGGTCAGCCAGACCGTTTTTGTTTCGCCAGCGAGTCACATACTTCACCACGTTCCCTTCAAAGAAGTCGAGGTTGTTAGCGTGAATGTACTCCACTGGTTGAATCTTCTGTGTTTTATAGTGGTCACCGTCCACTTGCTTATCTAATGCACTCATCGTCGTCACCTTCAGTTGTTTCGTCCGACTCTTCAAGTTCCATCATGTACTTAGAGGGCCAGACGTTCAGTAAGTTAATCGGTGGGAATACCAGTTCGGGCCATTGAATACCTTCCATATCACTTCACCACAGTTAGCTGTTGCTCACCACGTGCTTCACGCATCTGACGCTCGTACTCACGGTACAACTCAGTCGATGACATAGCAGCGTAGTTCTCTTCATTACGAACTATCCAAAGACGTGCATCACTGGTGCGTATCTGTTGGTAGCTCCCAATCTCTTTCAATAGCATCCCGATCTTCTTGTCCGTGAAGAACTTCGGATCGGTCATCATGTCAGCCGGTGTCATTGCGCCAGCTCGTAAAGTCTCACCCATGTCATTCGTGGTCAGGATGTCACAACGGAATGCACCATGTTTCTTGTTGATGAATGCTTCCAGGGTCTGCTGCATCGGTGACTTCGATGACTCTTTGATCTCACGTAGGAACTCAGTCATCGGTGGTGCTTCGTTAGGGTTGAAGCTGCTCAGGTCAACGACGTGCATCAGATGGTACACAACCGCTTTCCAACCACCTGACTTCATCCATGTCCAACGGTCTTCCCAGTAGTCAAGCCACTCACGCTTCATGTTGTCGTGCTTGTCACGTGGGTTCAGATCTGACCATATTGCATAGAAGCGTCGTGATGGACCGTTCAAGCGTAACGGCATCACTGAGTTAGTGGTCATGGTGGCGTTCAGGATGTTGCGAACCTTGATGCGCTTAATGCCTTTCTGGTTCACAGATAGTGTTTCTGGTGGCGCAGCAGCCAGGGGTTTGAGCTTGTTACTGACAGCCATTGCTTCACGACGGTCACCAAGTTCTGTTTCATTGATGTGCAGGTACTTGGTTGACAGCACATAGTCGTTGAACCCTTCCAGCAACTCTTCACCACTGATGACGGTGTTGTTCTCACCCATTGCTTTGATGAGTGGGTAAAGTAAGAAGTCTTTACCACAACCTTCACCAGAACCTAACAGCAGCATGTGGTTGATTTTCTGATCAGGGTGACGAAGAGTGAACGCCATCCATTTTTCAATGTGGTCACGGTGTTCTTCCCAACCGAGTGCACCGAAGTGCATGATCCAACGACTAGCGTCACCGACTTCACCATAAGACTGTGTTGCATCACTCCATGTGTTAGCGTAGCGACAACCGTTCTCGATGAAGATACGTGGTTGTTTCGGTGCGTAGTCCAGACGGTCGACCTTCTGCACACGACCTTCTTGCAGTGCAATCTTGCGTGCTTCTGCATCTTCGTGGCTGAATGAGTTCTGGAATGCTTCAGTGCTGAAGAAGATGCGTGACTCCCAGTCATAGAACTGGTTGAGTTCTTTAACGAATACCACGTCATCATAAAATTCTGCTTTGCTTACCTTCTCACCGTACCAAGTTTTACGCAGATCGGTGATGATGTCTTTGAAGTCAGCCTTCGACCACCGCATGATGTCCACCACGATTTCGTGCCAATGCTTCTGATCAATCTTCGGCATATCATCGGTGAACTTTAGCACCTTTGAAGCCATTTCACGCTGTTCAGTTGTACCTGGTAGCTGACGACGAAGGTTGTCACAAAGAAGCTGAAGTGCATCAGGGGTCACAGTCTCAGCAGGTGCTGGTGGCTGTGGTGCAGTTGGAGTCATGAAGCTGACTTCGTTCAACTCACTCATTGCTTGCACTGTGACAGGGTTCGGTTGAGGTGCTGCCACCGGTGGTTGAACAGGGGTCGCAGCCATAAACGATATTGGTTCAGCAACAATGTCTAGCTCACGCATCACCTGCCAGTTCTTCAGTTTGGAGTTGAACCCTGGTTGTCTTCCTTCAATGTGACGCAGTAAGTCTGCACCAGTACGACCCTGACAAGCACCGTGGTGACATTTGAACCCCATCGTACCGTCTGAGTTTGTGAACACTGCTGATCCTGAATCGTCTTGACCAGTGTGCTCATGTACCCACGGACACGTAATGTCGAAGCGTCCGTCACTGCGAACTTCTTTAACGTGGATAGTTTCAGGGATATTGATCAGAGGGTGGTCAGAGATTTCAGCAGCACCGTCAACACGTTGTTCACGTCGCACTGCGTCAAGGTCAACAGCGAATGGTGCAGCAAGTTGTTCAAGGGTTACACGGTTGAATGGTTGCCACAGTAACATGCGACACTGGAACGGTTGACCGTTCACCAGCTTACTGGCTTTGTTATTGATGCCTTCCGGAAGTCGGACGTATCGAGTCACACCCTTCATGCCAGGGTCACGACCATCTGGTGCAAGACCGTTCGCCACCAGCCCGTCAAGCAAGTTCTCAACACGACCACGATCAGCACATGGTTCATTGAGGATGTAACCCCATTGTTCAGAACCCACTGATGATTCAAGTATCCATGCTGGTTGCGGTAGCTTGTTCACCTCAGTCATCGACAGCTTTTCTTTCACATCGTCCAGTACAATCACCGGTGTATGTCTGAATAGAGCCTTGCGACGACGTGCCTGACCTTGTTCGTCAGCGTAGAAGTTACTGATGGTAAAATATTGATTGGTGTTAGGCGACATTCTGTAACGTGAGAAGTAGTCACCCTTCCATGCGATGAGGTGTTGATCTTTAGGAATGTTACCAGGGTCATGAGGGAAATCTGTGACATGACACCACGGTGCATCAACACCGAAAAGAGTTTCAACGAACTCCTTATTACTAATTTTTAGGGATAATTGTTCCGTCATTCTTCTGACCTTAAATGTAAGTCTGACCAAAAGAGTTGCGGCAACCTGGTCAGAGTAGGCTGTTTCTATGATGTACGGTCACAGATAAGCCGCTTTAATATTTAAGCACTCTTGCTTCTGGAAATCAATTTACATCCTGTGTGTAACTTTGTCAAACTTTTTAGTTGACATGTTCCTCACTGTTCCACTATGATTATCCGCGGTGACACAATGAACTACGAGGAAACTTCATCATGTCTGTTGAAGAAAATGAAGTTTTAGACGGTGACTTGCGAATGCGTATTGCAGCGTCTGAACTTGACATCTTTCAAAAGAAGTCGAAACGTGTAACAGGTAAACCGTACCAGTTATTATTGCGTGAAATGATCAAAGCCTTCAACGACGGACGTTTACGCATCGTCCCGACTGAAGAACAAAAATCCCAACTTGGAGAACTTTACAATGTCGATTAAAAACCCTGAAGCCATCATCAGCCTTGCAGCACTTATGCTAGGTCACACCGCTACGCAAGACCGTGGTGCTAAGTTAGCTAAAGACCTTGCTGATGAACTGCTACCTCAGAAGTCTGAAGCATCAACCGGTGAAGTAGCTGCTCCTGCTGCTGCTGCTGCTCCTGCTGCTC